AAAGTGACATTATGACATAAGGGCACAAAGGGTAATACTGTCCAAGGACGGGGCCCCTTTGTGCTGAACAGGTAGATTAGGTAGACAGACTGTAGAATACAAGTAGCTGGCAGAGGGGGGGCCACCCCCCCTCTCGGCCCTCAACCGGGCCTCACTCCCACCCCGGTTTTTAGCTGTAGATATGAACAGGTAGATGGTCGGGGTCCGAGCACAACAGGTAAATTTTTTTTTCTATTTCAAAAAAAATAAAACCACTTTTATGGAAGACGCTAAAAAAAAATACGTTAGATGGAGTTTCACCAATAATACTACTACAGATATAGAACCTGTACTTCACGACAAAATGCAATGCTTAGTATATCAGTTAGAAAAAGGAGAAGAAAACGGAAAAATTCATTGGCAAGGTGCATTCATTGTAAAAAACAGAAATGGAGTCCAAAAGAAAACTGCTAAAAAAATGTTATTGGGAGATCCTCATTTGGAACCTATGAAAGGAACATGGGAACAAAATGTTAAATACTGTTCCAAAGAAGAAACCAGAGTGAAAGCTGGAAAGATTCTTGGATGTCCTCCTGCATATGGCAACGAACTTAAAGCAAAAAAAGTCTCTAAATTAAAAACCTTTGTTGATGGAATTTGCAAAGAAGGAAAATCTAAAAGACAAGTTATGATAGAAGATCCTGATACATACATTCGCAATCACAATGGTATTGAAAGGTACTTGGACGTGGTCTACAAACCTACTATTAACAAGAAATACAATCTCGATGATTTTTGCACTGAGCCTCTTGATTTTACTAAGTCTATGGTATATGTTATTAAAGGACCAAGTGGAATCGGTAAAACACAATTCGCACTTGCTCACTTTGATAATCCTTTGTTTGTTTCTCATATCGATGACCTTAAAAAATTTGATGGACATGATGGTATTGTAATTGATGACATGGATTTCAGTAACCGTTATGATAGAGAATTTCAAATTCACTTAATTGATACTGAACATGAAAGATCATTACATGCAAGATATTGTAATGCCAGACGTCCCGCTAACATTCCAATGATATTCACAACAAACACTAGAGTGTTTATGTATGACCCTGCAATAGAAAGAAGACACAAAGAAATTGAATACAAATTTAGTTTATTTAGTGATAAAAATTATGTTTTTGAAGAAAGTCAATAAAATTTTTTATTTAAGATTCTGGTAATTTAAGAAGTGTAAAGAATTTGGCTTTGTAGCCAATTGAGACTTTAAAAAATCTTGTAGCTGGATTATTTCCATTAATAGAATAACAGATTACTTGAAAGTAAGCTGTTTGTAAGGCAGGATTGGCAGAGGATCCAATTCCCCAATTGATCTCTTGATCTGGATGAGCAGCATACCATTTTTTAAAACTGTATTTACAATACAATTTTTGATTGATAGCAGAATTTTGAGCTTGAAATGAACCAACTGTAATAACTCTAGAACCCATTCTTTTGCAGAATTCAAGGAAGTGAGAAACATCACTAAATGTAGGAGTAGTGTTTGTATCAGATAAAATAACAGCAACATAACAAGGAGTAGTATCAGCAACATGATCTTCAACAGGAGTAATAGTTATTGTCGATGAAATAACCCTGTTGTATTTGTAAAAGGTTGTCAATTGATCAAGACCATAAGGTTGGTGTCCACCCAATGCAATACGGGGGTCATACATCCCGCTAGCATTAAAAGTAGCATAATCAAGACCAACACCAGGAGGATCCAACGATAATTCTTCTTGCCAGTTAAGATAACGGACAACAGCATTTGGCATAACGTTAATGAGTCTTCTTGATCTGTATCCCCTTTTACGAGAGAAACGAGACTTTTTATAAGATCTTTTACGACGGTAAGTTCGTGCATATCTTTTACGTTTAAAGAAACGAGGCATTTTGTTTAATTACTATATTTAGAAAGTTTCCATAAAAGGAAAAAAGTGACATTATGACATAAGGGCACAAAGGGTAATACTGTCCAAGGACGGGGCCCCTTTGTGCTGAACAGGTAGATTAGGTAGACAGACTGTAGAATACAAGTAGCTGGCAGAGGGGGGG